TGTCTGGTGGTATTGCCCAACTCGTCGCCGTCGGCGCTCAGGATGTGCACCTCGTTGGTCAGCCCGAGGTTAGCTTTTTCCGCTCTACTTACAAACGTCATACGAATTTTTCCCAAACTGTCGAGCGTCAGGTCATTCAAGGCAACGTCGCTAACAACGGTATGTCCACCGTTCGCTTCGAGCGCAAGGGTGACATGCTCAACTATGTCTATCTCGTCCCCAACACTGGCACAGCAACAGCGGCCGTCGCTGACTGGACTACCGTGATCTCCAAGGTCGAGCTCTTAATTGGGGGCCAACTTATTGATGAACAAGATTCTACCTTCTCTACACACATCGCTCCCCGAGTTGCCGCGACCTCCTACTCCAAATGTGCTGCTGGTGATATCTATGGTGGCTCAAACAATGAGAACTTTTACCCACTTCGCTTTGCCTTTTGTGAAAATTGGCAGAGTGCTCTTCCTTTAATTGCCCTTCAGTACCACGATGTGGAGCTTCGCATCACTTGGGGTGCTGCAGCCGCTGATAACAGTTTCAAGTGGGACGTATACGCCAATTACGCGTACCTCGATACTCAGGAGCGTGAGGTCTTCGCTTCCCAGCCCCAAAACATGCTCATCACCCAAACTCAGAAGACGGTTGCCTCTGGTAACAAGATTCAGGAATTGAACTTCAACCACCCCATTAAGTACCTCGCTTCTGGAAGGGGGGATGGTAACATCAATATCCTAGGCACTTCTAACAAGCTTAAGCTCCAAATCAATGGTACCGATGTTGCTGACTTCAAGTTTGCTCACCCCAATTTCAGCACTGTACCTCTCTTCTACCACACCTACTATGGCGGTGGTTATCAGATGAATTACCCCAGGTATCTTTTCTTGATGCCCTTCTGTCTCGACACTAGCAAGCTTCAACCCACTGGTAGTTTGAACTTCAGTCGTTTAGACAGTGCTCGTATTATCAATGATACCGAGACTGTTGATGAGGATATCTATGCCGTAAACTACAACGTCCTCCGTATAGAAAACGGTATGGGTGGTCTTCTCTATTCTAACTAATTATATGTGTAAATAATAAAAGATGTTTTGGATAACAGTATTTCTCCTTGCCATCGTTTTTGTATTGTCGTACGATCCTAACTCCAGGACACTCGAAAAGTTTGTTGGTCAACCCACACAACCAACAAGCAAATCGTGTGAAAATGCGCATTACGAAGCCGTTCAATTTGCCCAGAGCCCGTATGAATGCCCCACCGTTGGTAAGACTAAGATGGGTGCTGTGATGTAGAAAGCTTAAAAAGAAAATGACATTTTCATTTATATATGGTTCCAGTCAATAAAGACACTCTGTTCGTAGTTGCAGCGATTGTTTTTGCACTTGGCTTGATTTACATGTTTAAAGAGTTAAAACAGGCTAAAGAAGATATCGAAGGTTTTAAAGGTTTCTCAGCCCAGGTCGTTCGACACTTAGCTCCACCACCAGAGCCGGTTTCTGCTCCAGTTCCTGTACCTGAAAAGAAGCTTGAAGATATCGATGAGGTGGATGAAAAATCTGAAGAATAATCATATCCACTTATTATAACTTGCGAATGCGCAATGAAGAAGTACAAAGCGATTGCAGTACCGGTTACTTTTACCGATGGGAAACCGAGATTTCTCACAGTAAGAGACTGGAGATTTAAAGATTGGATTTTCGTAACGGGTGGGTGTAGAAGACGAGAAATTTACAATCCCTTGAGATGTGCCCTACGAGAATTAGAAGAAGAGACACGTGGTGTTGTGTCACTCAAAAATGGTGAATATACAGAATTCAAATTTATACATAAAGAAAGTCCAACAGTAGACCTAGAATACAACGTATTCATATTCTTTGTTAATTACAATCGATCAGAACAACAAACACAAATCCGTAAGTTTTACGAAGAAAAACACAAAACACAAATCAAAAAGATGAACAATCAACCCATTCGTAAAACCCACGATGAGAATGATTTCATGAGTTATGACACACTAGAAGAATTCAATGGACGTAAACGATGGAAGCTAATCGTGGATAATGTTATTAAGAATCCACAATTTTACGCGTGTATAAGTTCTCACAATAGAAAAACCTTCTCTATTAAATAATGAAGTCCAAGGCTTTTATTTTAAGACAGATTGGTGAACTACTCGAGAAGAATCGAGGACTATGTGAAGAGGAGATTCAACAGTGGTACAAAGAAAATGAAAGTAAAACGGTTTACGAATTACTCACTTTTAAAAAGCAAATTTCTCAAAATCAAGAATATCAGGACGTCTCATGTATGAAATGGTTTAGAGATGAAGAACGGTAATAAGGTATGTTTAAGAATTGGTACACTTCCCAAAAATTCAATAATGCTACCAATCTATCACATGTGCTCATGGACGGAGGTAAACTCTCGGTGCCATTTGATAGATTGAATGAATTTTACGATAAGTATATAGAGTCTGTAAAATCTGGTGAGAGGATTTACGTCGTAGAGCAAAAGAGTGAGACCTATAACTTTTTCGTTGACATCGACTATAAAGATGTCGATCCCCTAGGTATTGACGATATCCGTGATATATCTAAAAATATTTGTGAAACTGTTAAATTTCATGGTGGTAAAGAATGTCTCGTTTCTGTATCACCACCAAAGGTGTCCGGAGATCTAATGAAAACGGGTGTACATCTCAATTGGCCTAATTTCGTGGTTGATCAGAGTTCAGCCGTAGCACTCCGTGAACATATTCTAGTGTCTCTTTCTAAATTTGAAGGTGATACGGATTGGAATCAAATTATTGATTCATCTGTGTATGGTGATACACGTAGGAAGACTAAAGGAAGTGGGTTTAGGATGCCATGGTCATACAAACGAGCAAAACATGAAGCATGTGGGGGTCATGGGTGTAAGGATTGTGAAAATGGTAAGGTTGATCAGTTGGCGTATCTCCCAGTTTTTATTTACAAGGCTGACTCTATCGTGAGAATAAGTCAAGAACCATCAGTTGAAATTCTTAAAATGTCAGCTGTTAGAACTGACGCACCTAGCACAGTTTCAATAGAACCACCTTCGGTGTATATACGAGCCAAGGAGGCTTCTTTTTCAGAAGAGCAGACTAATAATGAAATTTATGATGAGGATTTAAAGAAAAGACTCGGAACGTTTGTTCGAAAAAATATGGAAGGACAAGAGAATGCATACATCACTAAACTATTCAAATACAAAGAAACGTATTACGCGGCGACAACTTCTAGATACTGTGAAAATGTAAAAAGAAACCATGGTTCGAATCATGTATGGTTTATAATTAGTGGAAAGGTCATTCTACAGAAATGTTTCAGTCGACATGAAACTATTTTGGGACGTCGTGATGGCTTTTGTGAACACTTTTGTGGTCGCCGACATCAATTGACGAGTGACATTATTGATAAACTTTACCCCAAAAAGGAGGTTATCAGTAAGTGTCCAGAAATCAAAAAAGTTGTAGAAAAACCAGAAATTAAACAGATGGACGTAAAACCTGATCTTGAAAACTTCATTAATAAGAATATGAAGTGTAGCGATGATACACGTGTGGTTAACATAACTAGGGATAAAAACAATTTTTTGGTGTTAACCACATCTAACTACTGTGAAACTATTTCTGGTGTACATGAAAATAAAACTATGTCATATATCATTACTAAAAACAAAATAAAACAAAAGTGTCCACTATGCAAGAAAAATAATGGAAGAACTCACATCTTACTCCCTAAAATAACTAGTAAACTTTACTCTAAAGATACTTAAACAGAACAGTGTTTAAAGTATAAATGTCCCGTTCTCGCTTTGGTAGGGTTATAAAGAAGCCCGTTCTTTATGTACCAGTAGAAACTGTTCTAGACGATGATTATGCTACAGATGATCACGAAGATTTTGACGATGATTCGGTAATTGACACTGAAGACGAATATAACTCAGAAGAAGGTAGTGATGATGATTTTGACGACGACGCTGATGAAAATGGTAATCTCAAGGATTTCGTGGTAGATGACGACGAAGTGAGTGAAAGTGAGGAAGAATAAGCTTAAAAAAAACAGATTCTATATTAGAAATGGAAACTGATATTGGTAATCCTATTGAGTATAGCCCAAACCTTGACCCTTTAATTCAGGAGAAGAATGAAGATAATAAGGATGAAATGATTCAAGATCAACCATATTATTTTCATCCAAGTGAAATGAATTACCCGCAACCCCCTCCTCAATCTGGAAAATTCGACCCCTTTACTGATATTGACAAATCTACGTGGATTATTGCATTTGCAGTATTTCTTTTAGGTTTTTTTATGGGCAAAACTATGCAGCCAGTGATACTCAGGTACACCTAATCACTTACTTAACTCTATTATACGAGTCGAAAGTTTCGTGTCAGTATCCTCGTACATGTCATTATTCACACCCTTTTGCGGATATCCACTTAACCAGTGAGTATCCGGAACAGTTGAATAAGAAACAAAGGTACCTATGTCACCATATCTAGGGGGGATTCCATCTCGCCCAAAAAGAATAGGACCTCTATGTGTATCTTCAATGAAACCATCTAAATTTGAATCGGTATCGACCGCCACTGAATCTGTTTTGTTTTTTAAATTGTAATTTGGTTTAAAAAACAAAATAAAGAAAGCCCCGACTAACAATATTGTTAGAATTATACGAAGCATTTTTATTTAATGTATATGAATATTATTTATGTAGAAGAGACCTCGGGCTCTCCTTCTTCTGTAATCTCCCCCATCTTACCATCAGTAGATGCCGCTTCATTTTCGCGGTCTTTCTGACGCTGTTTCATTTCCTGTGAGACAATGTCGTCAGCCTCCTTTACAAGCTCATCCATGGGAGTGTCAGGCTTTTCCTTCTTGAGCCGTTCGAGAACGTCCGCTGGGTGAGAGATAGGAGCCTCATCGGGCTTGTTGTAAAACTGAGAATTTTCATCACCGGGTAGAAATTTCCCTCCACTATCCATCATACCCTGCTTACGTTCCTGGAACATACGAGCAGCTTGAGACTGATTCTCCTTGTATCCAGTCATGATTTCCTCGAGCTTCTCATTTGTATAATGAACGTCTTCAATCTTAGAAGAGTCAGGGGGGATGAGTAGCCATTTATAGAGATCTACAACGTAAATATCAAATGTAGGATCCTCCTTCTGAAGACGCTTAGCGTGATTAGCCGCCTCGTCGCGGGTAGCAAACGCACCACGGATCTTAATACCAAACTTATCATTTCTTTGGGGAGCTTCGGGTCCAATAATGGAGAGGCACGCGAAAGCCTGGCCAGGTACAGTGGTGTAATCTGTTTCGAGAGACATTATATTTATGTGTTGGCTTAAAACTTTAAGCTACTATCTGTGTAAATGCACGACTACTGGGATAAACAACCTGTATCTCGTGAAGGGACTGCACCCGGTGAAATAGATACTGAACGCGACGTATCAAAAAAGACTACAAAACTTCCAGATAGTTTCGTGTGGTCATCCTGTGGTATTAAAGAAGCATGTGAGTTTTTAAGAGAGTATTATGTTGAAAATGGTAGATTCAAATTATGTTATACAAAAGACGTTCTTAACTGGTCAATAAATGACAGTATAACCATTCGTAAAAAAGATACAAATCAACTTGTTGGGTATATTGCGAGTACGCCTGTAAATTCACGAATCGAAAATGAAGATATCAAGATGACACAGATAGACTATTTATGTGTACACCCATCATATAGAACTTTTGGACTTGCACCGCTTTTAATAACAGAAATTAAAAGACGAGCAAATAAGAAAGATATTTGGCAAGCTATTTATACCGCACAAACTAAAATACCAACACCTATAACTAAATCATGTTACTGGCATAGGTTTTTAGATGTACAACACTTGGTAAAAATTGGGTTTCATCAGACAAATCGTATGCGTGAAAAATTTTATGAAATTCGTGGACCATGTAAACATTTATGGCGAAAAATGACATTAGATGATGTACCTAAAGTAACTCAAATTCTACAAGAATATTCTAAAAATTTTAAAATTACCCCTATATTTGATGAACAATATGTGAAACGAACATTATTACCTATACATTCTTACGTAAATGACACAAGTGACGATTTCATTTCGTTTTACGAAATTCCGTATGAACGATCAGATAATTCTGGTACAGTTAGACAGGTTTATAGATATTTAATGGTTGGAGATGTTTACAATGACGCCTTTCTTATCGCTAAAAATTTAGGGTATCATGTCTTCAATAGCGCTGAAGCTGGTGTAGAAGTGGAAACACTCGAAAAACATAAATTTATGAAAGGGTCTGGTTTTGTTTATTACTATTTGTTTAATTGGCACCTTAGTGAAGCGATCAAACCTAAAGAAATAAACCTTATTATTCCATAATATGAAATGGAAGTAATTCGTAAAAATCACAATGATGCTAAACGAAATCTTATTCAGTCCGTTTCAAAAGAAGGTGAACACATTCTTGATGTAGGGTGTGGTTTCGGTGGAGATCTTCAAAAATGGCACAAGTGTGGGGTGAACATTAACATGTGTGACCCAGAGCCATCAGCCCTAGAAGAGGCTCGTTCACGTGCAAAAAATATGCATATGCGCGTAAACTTTTATGAGGGTGATATTCATAACTGTCCAAACAGAGTGTTTAATATCGTGTGTTTTAACTTTTCACTGCATTATATTTTTGCCAGTAAAAGTTTATTTTTCAGTTCTATTCGTGAAATAAAAAAGAGGGTAAAACCTGGTGGACATCTTATAGGTATCATTCCCGACTCTGAAAAAATTATTTTTAAAACACCACTCATTGATGAATCTGGTAATTTTTTCAAACTAAAGGACCACGGAAATGGTGGATTTGGTGAAAAATTATTTGTAAACCTGGTCGACACACCTTATTATGCGGATGGTCCTAAGGCGGAACCAGTCGCGTACAAAGACCTTTTGGTCACACACCTAGAAGAGTTGGGATTTAGTTTAGAACTTTGGGAGGGTCTCACCGGAAATCCCATATCGGAACTCTATAGTAAATTTATCTTTGTATATAAGAGATGATAGCTTTGATTATATTATTGTTAATCAATTTAGTTATTCTTTACACGACTAAAGAACCCCAGGAGCTTGTCGAGGTAAAGGAGAAATATCGTATTCTTAGAGAACACATTCGGGACACAGGAAATGAAAAGTTTAAAATGCTTGTTCATGGTTCACCTATAGTCGGTTTGAAGAAAATGAAAGGTTCTGTCGGATCTAATACGAACAAGGGGGGTGTAATAGTTTTATGTTTGGATGGAGAAGCAAATGAGATTTTTCATGTACTTTTACATGAGTTGGCTCACTCAACAGTTGAGGAATATTCTCATTCACCAGAGTTCTGGAAAAATTACATTGAACTTCGAGATATATGCGTACATTTAGGCATTTACAAACAAATACCAGAAAGAACAGAATTTTGTGGTCAGCATATTCAGGATAAATAATCTCACTCTAGTTTAAATGAAGACACCGGTGAACATTTTACTCACGGCTATCATGTACTGGTTAGTATTATATGGTACTACCTTAGTACCCCTCATATCTAAGAACTATTACTTCAATCTTATCTGGATAACAGTCATGTTACCAAATATCATGCGTTTTGCGATTGGTAATATTCCTCGACTCGCTGTAGACAGGATATTCTTCTTATCGTCTACATTCATTGCGTTAATTGCTACTTTCTTTATCAATCAAATTTCTAAAGAGACTAAGGATGCTATTACTAACCATACAGCTGACACTAACGAGAAGCTTAAATTGAGCGCCTTGTTAGCGGGGACATTCACTTTTGGTGTACTCGCAACGTATTATTCGGGTATTGATAACTCGATTTATAGTAATATGGGTTGGGAACGACCTGTTTAGGGCTTAATGACATAGTCCTTTACAATGTAAAAAGCTATACCAGCTACGACACCTGTCGCGGCAAGGCCAACCATACTCCTACCCCCTTGTTCGTTAAGGAACTTGGGGATAGAAGTCGCCAACTTGTCCTGAATAGGCTTGCTCACGGCAAGAGCGGTGCAGGCAGCAACTAGGGCAGCAGCCATCTGCTCGTCGGTGAGGTTTAGGGGATTCTTGCTTTCTGGCTTCTCAGCCTGTTGTGTGTGCATTCCCTGAGGTTGGGGAGCGGTCATCTGGGGCATCATACCCTGCATGCGGGGCTCCTCGGTCATCTGGGGTGGTTCCATCATAATATCGTTAATTGGTGTAGAATCCATCGTCTCTTTACTTTGACTCACATTTTTTTCAGGTTGATTGTACGCTTGATTAGGAACAAAGGATGTAGAGGGTTTATCCGTTAAAGGTACCATTCCTTCTCCGTCGTCTGCCAAATTCATGGTAGTCATTCGATCTGAAGCCATTTAATATACCCGTAGTTTTTTGAACAATTATCGAGACGCACCTACTTAGTCTTTGTGATCTTGAGGCTTGTTTTCTTAGTCGCCTTCTTAGCATCATCTTCCCTCTGCTGCTGATGTTTGGGATTGTACATCTTCTGGTGTAATCTCCATAAATCTGGACCACCAACCCTGAAACCCTTTCTAATTGTTGCTTTGTACCAAAATACACAATCCTGAATCCTGTTAGATTTTACTGTATTATCTAACACGAGACATTCATAATTCTCTGTGCAGGCATCCATCACCTTACAGAACATGTCAAATGAAGGGAATATACCAAAAAAGGATTTGTAAAGTTTCTCTCTATTTTGAATGATGTTCTCCCTGAGGATAAACACGTAATCCACATTAGCTCGTAATGCGGGTGGTAAATCCATAACGTACTGCATCGTGAGCATAAAGAAAATCTTCCAGTGACGACCATTCATAAAACACTGCCGAATACATGTATCTTTTAGAAACTTCGAGTCATACATACAGTCATCTAGAAGCATGAAGGCTCCACAATTTTTCTTACCCGCACCCACCAACTTCCGCTGCCTGGCCATAACCCTCTCGATCGCATCTCTGTCGTAGTCGCCATAAACAAACAAGTCAGGGATAAACTCAGAGTAAAAATGATTACCCTCTTCTGTTCCTGAGAGTACAATACCCGCTGGGAGGTGTTTCTTATGATACATGATATCTTTCACCAGTGTTGATTTACCCGTGTTACGCTTACCTATGAAAACACACACCCTGTCATCTGAGATCGTCTCGGGTTTGAATTTCCTCAATTGAAGATTCATTCTATTGTACTGTCTCGTTTTATTTAACAAAATTTTACTCATATACAGTAGGAATGGCTGGTCGTCTGAGACTTGCTGCCACTGGGGTCCAAGATGAATGGCTCACAGGTGAACCACAGTTTTCGTACTTTTTAACAAACTTCAAAAGACATTCAAAATTTGCTTTTGATTATGTTGAGAGTCAATTTGATGGAGATATAGATTTCGGTAAAACCATAACATGCAGAGTACCTGGTGATAAAGGTGATTTGATTCGGAACCTTACGTTGAAGATAACTCTCAAAGACCCATTACCTGATCCCGAGGGGTTTGGAAACATCAATATATGGTGTCCGTCTGTTATAACTCATCTAATCGAGCATGCAGACCTTCTTATAGGGGGGCAACCTATTGAACGACTCACAGGAGAGTACATTTACATGCATCAACAACTGTACAATACAAGTGATGATATAGACCAGACAATATACTTTTTAACTGGGCATGGTAATATTTTGAGTTATGATTCTGGGACGAATTACACCTATTTCTTAGAACTTCCATTCTATTTTTATAGAAATCCATCCTTAGCTATACCAACATGTGCCTTAACCAAACAAGTTGTAGAAGTTAGAATTAAACTCAGACAATTAAAAGAACTCATATTCGGTGGATCTTTCCCGGGTGATGTTGCAGAGATTCCCAAGTTCTCGATGGATACGGAGTTTGTCTATGTATCCCCAGATGAAAGTAATTTCTTAATGTCAAGACCGTTAGATTATCTCATTACACAGGTACAAATGTCTAAATTCAAGATGAAAGCTGGTGATAATACAAAATCAGTTATGCTTAATTTCAAACATCCAGTCAAAGAACTTTTCTTTGTATCACAATCTGATAGAGCTGTTGCAAACAATTACCCAACTGAATTCAATACGATAGTAAATGCCGAACTCCGTTTCAATAATGAAGTAGTGTTCAATAGAGATGGAAAGTTCCTTGCATACGGACAATCCCTAAATCACCATGTAAATTCACCCCATTCTAGTGAAACTACACCCGCTGCCCCATTTGGGACAAATTTTAAATTTGGACCAGGTAAATTTGGTATGTACTCATTCTCGCTTAAACCCGAGGTCTATTATCCAACTGGACAGGTTAATATGAGTCGTATATCACACAAACTATTTAAGATAACAATTGAGGGTCTGCGTGATGCGCAAGGAAATATCAAATATTTAGACGATGATAGCGAGACACGTGTGTATGCTGTTAATTATAACATATTGAGAATCAACAGTGGATTAGCTGGTTTAAAATTTTAGAATGATATAGTAGTAATGGCTGGTGAAGTTCAATTGATGTCTTCAGGGCCTCAAGAGAGGTTTTTTACCTTAGACCCAGACTATAGTCATTTTTTAGAAAGTTTTAAAAAACATACAAACTTTTCAAATGAATATGTGGATCTAGACCCAGAGAATGAAGCTGACTTTGGTAGTACTGTTAAGTTTAAAATTTCTCAAAATCAAGGTGATTTACTGAAAACCCTGAGTTTAAAGGTCACTTTACCTCATATAACCACATCAGGGGTTTGTTATCAAGAATCGGCTGGACACGCCCTCATAGAACATGTAGACCTAATCATAGGTGGTAAGGTTATTCAACGTTTAACAAGTGATTGGCTTCAAATATATTCTGAACATTTTGTTACCCAAACAAAACAAATAGCACTTGAAGAATTAATTGGTAAGTTTCCAGAGAGAACGGCACATGTACGTGTATCTGCAAGGGAGATTGTTGCCCGAAACGCTTTGGGAAATACACAAGATATCAGTTTTTTTGTAGACTTACCATTTTACTTTTACAATCATCCAGAACTTGCAATACCTCTATGTGCTATAAACCGTCAGGAAGTTGAAGTTGAATTCAAATTACGAACTGCACAGGAGATTGTTATTCAAACTAATGGAAATAAAGCTGATATTTCACAACAGAATCCACAACCTAAAATTAAGGATTTCCAACTCTGCGCAGATGTTGTACACGTAGATTGTGAAGAAAGAATTAAAATGCAAAAATCAAGGCGAGATTACCTAATAACACAAATTCAACAGAATGTTTTCGATATAGATTCGGGTGTAAATACAGGACAGTTTAAATTGGATTTTGTAAATCCAGTGAAAGAACTATACTTTGTTATTCAGCGTCAGGGTAGTGTCGGAACAAACGAATTTCAATTTGCTACACCATTTGATTATGATGGTATACTCGAAGTAACTGGGAATAAGTATGTACTTTGGGAAAATCTGGATCATCTTACACTTACTCTCGATGGTCAAGAAATCATTACAAGGGACACTGGTACTATGACTTTTCTCAAGGCTGTTCAGGCCGCTATACATCACTCAAAAACCCAACTCATTAGACGTTTCTATTCATACAGTTTCGCTTTACAACCAGAAGAATGGTATCCAACTGGACAGGTCAATTTCAGTCTCGTGAAAGAACAAATTCTAAACCTAAGTCTAAACCCATGTACAGGTTATTCAAGACAAGTTCGAGCATACGCTGTAAACTATAACATCCTCCGTGTAGGTGAGGGAACTGCGAAAACTATTTTTGATCTCAAATACTAAAGATGAATATGCAAACTGGCTTCGGTGATGCTGGTGACAGAATGGCACAGCAATATATGGAAACCATGACCAATATATTACTACCCGTCTTAGAACAGGCTGTAGTACTCGCAGCTGAATATTCCAAAGCCTGTGGGAGAGATACACTTCTCCCAGAAGATATGGAGTATGCAATGAAATACTGTGCTATGCACACAGTTGGTCAGACGACAGGTTCTATGTACCCCGAAATATATCGGGATGACGAAGAAGAGGAATCTGACGAAGAAATGGAAGTTGTTTCTGAAGATGAATGCCCATCATTTGAGAGATACTCAGGTAACGACGTGACATTTAACCAAGTAAACGACGCCTATGATAGGTGGGACAGTTGGGAACCCCAGAATCCGACAGAACACATGTTAAAAAATGCTATTAATAGTAATGAGCATCTCGGGTCCTGAAGGATGGAATTTTTATGATAAGACTAAGTTACACGCTTCAAACTTAGATTCAAGCTCTAGTGATGATTCATCAGATGATGAACAAATATTTTCAAAAACAAAAACAATAAAAGCAAAACGATTTAAAAAAATAGTAAAAAAAGAAGAAATTACAAAGGATTGATTTTTTTTCGTCTTGTATAGTATAACAAACACTATGTCGGCCGCCGCTCTCCAGACCGTAAACCTTGTCACTCAGGAACTCCAGACCCAGACCCTCAACTCGATTGTCGGTGGCTTCTCTTTCGCCGCTGCCATGTCGTGGATGGACTTCGTTCGCTGGACCATCACCCAGATCGTAAAGGTCCCCAAGAACGGTGGTGCTCAGTACGCGCTCACCGCTATCCTGACTTCCCTCCTCTCCGTGGTTGTCTTCTTAGTCATCTCCCGTGTCAACGGTAAGGTTTCTAAGCCCGCGCAGCCCGTCTACGCGATAACTCGCTAAGAGGTTTGCCTTTCATTAAAAACATCAGGAGTAATCCAGCTAAAATAATTAGCGCTATATACAAATACTCCTTTCTCCATTTATAAGAATTCTTTACAACTTCGGGAATACTTATGATTGGCTCCTTCTTTTCGGTTTTTTTAGGTTCTTCTTTCGGTAATGAAACTTTAGGTAAATTCTCCAATTTGTCAGTAGAACCCGTAATTTCAAATTTAAGTACGTGATCTTGATTTCTAAAATCATATGGGATTAATCGACCATGACTCATATAGAAAAACTCGATTTTAACATCCTTAATCATCTTTTGTGTTCCAGAATGAAAGTGATGTACTAATTTATCATCAGCACCATTAAAGTTTATAAAATCACCCCCGTCAAGAAGTATATGACCTGTGTAGAAGGGAGTAGATGTGTACACAGTCTGTGTAAACTCATCAGAACCTGTTGTTAATTTTAATACCAAAGAATTAGGCCCACTTAAATTAATCGCACCAGAACGAAGTATTTTATTTGTAGACGTAAAGTTTTTTGAACTAAAACCCATAATTTGATGTGGAGTTGTGAGTGGAGATGAATTACTCAAATATCCATTCGTACCATCATAAAATTGAAGTGTGAAATTATCACCACTCACGTGTGTGTTAGAAAAGACTAACGAATCCGTCTCTTCATCGTAAATAACACTGTCTACGTGAGTATTAGAAGGGGCGAGTTCTATATCCAGGTCCTCAGCTAACACGTAACCATTTGAATAATTCGTCTCATTTAGTGTAATATTAACACCATCTACACTAAATGTCTTATTCGTGGCGGAGGTCATCAATTGTGGTGTAGGAATACGAGCAGAAACGAGTGTTATATTAGATATATCATAAATGGGGTTATCTAAGTTAACAGCGTAACTATTCGCATAGGGATAAATACTAGTATCTCTCTCGCTACTATCTATGTTAAGGGTGTGGACCTTCATTAAAATATAGGGACAATATTTTAATGATTGTTTTTGTCTAGTATAAACAATCTTTCTACTGATAGAGAGAATGAGAGAGAGGGTTGTTTTGAAGTTGCCTCTTTGCAATGTCAAGGTTTCGGGTATTGGGATTTTCAATACCCTTGTATGAGTTAAATTGATGATAAGGCTTCTGCTGGTAGTTTTGAGTCCAACCACCATTGGCAGGGGCAACACGACCATCTATACGAGTCTGATCGGTGCGAACAGATGTAAGACGACCACCTTGCTTGAGGGCACTCTCGCGAACATTCATCCTACCAGCATTACCCATCCTGTTAGGCTTGCCTCTGCGATCTTCGGGGCGGAAGCCATACTTCATGAGTTCCTCATTGGTCTTTGCAGTTACCTGAGAAGCAACGCCTTGTGTATAGGCACCGTGATGACTGTGGATACCTGGGGCTGGGCGATTATTATACATGTATTGCTCATCGGTGCGATCACTCTTAAATCTAGTGGGATCTTGAGACATCGTTTGAGCCGGAATGAAACGCTTAGCACCATTGAAACCTAAACCATCCGCACGATGACCAGTCTCTGATCGATTTGTGGTACGTTTAGTCCTTTCATGCTCATTACGGGGAACTACACCAGACATACCCTGAGCACGTCCAGCCATAGTAGGACGCCTAGATGGGAGAAAGGACGTAGTTTCGGGTTTATTGTGTGTAAGTTCACCAACCGTAGCAGCACGACCACCAGTGACATCAGCTGCAGGGCCAGTACGCCCTGGGAGAGTGGTCAGTTTGTATTCACCAACATTAACAGGATTTACCCTAAAAGTTTGCTGGAAACCACCTACGGCAGGTACATTAGGGTCAACACCCAAACCTGGACCAACCAATTGCTGTTCTATAGGTGAAAGGTTGTTCATACGACCGGTATCATACATTCGATTGCGCATGTTTAGAATTTCCTGACCACCGGTACGTTGCTGCATAGAAATGTCTCCGAAACTCTCCATCTCCCTCTTGTGTGGAACTTCAGCTGTAGGCTGGAAATTGTTAGATTCTATAACTTCTGGATTTTTCAGTGTTGGTTCAGTGACTGTAACTTTTGGTGGTTGGGACTTGGTACTCAAGTTCCTTCCCGCAAATACAAGACCGGCGACGGCCATGAGTGATATAGGATCAGCCATTCTTACTTCTTGTTAACATTTTTATTAAGATACCTCTGCTGAAACAGACTATTCTGGACCTCGGCTCTGGTACTCGCAGGCTCATATCGCATCGTACGAAGAGGTACCTTGCATTCCATATTTGTTAAGGGAAACAGCTTTCTCTCGTATGTCTGAACGATATGCTTGTTAAATCGGGAAGTAGATTGGGGACGAAGCTGATCACTTGTCTCAATGTATTGTGCTGGAGAACCCTTACCCGCCATGTATGGGGCGGTACCGTACAACATAGTGTTGGGACGGCATTCACCACAGTTAATGTTACCGGGCTGGGGGTATACAAAAATTTCATCAGTCGCTTTTACGGCGGGTAGAGCACCCGCGTTTTGAACAATGGAAAGTCCAGGTTGAAGCTGATACGCCATTTATTATTACATAAGAATATTTATCTAAGCGGTGCCGGGTGTTCCCCTATGCATACCGGATCGTTTGTCACCATCTAATCCCAAACCCGAAAAAGCTTCGAGCTGGACACCCCTAGCATTGGGATCACAAAAGCGGGTATCACTCTTGCACATTGGGGCATTCTTCTTACCATAAAGAGACTCGGCGAAAGCTGTCTGATCTCCTGGTATTTTTGTCACTGGGTTAGAAACAAACTGGCGATCCATAGCATTGCGGAGGTACCTAGGCATGGAAGTCCTAGAACGCCCTGCATCATATGGAATACGATCACTAGTGTAAGCCTTAACGAATGGTTTCACTGATGAGTAATAGCACGCCTCTAACCTATTAGGGGCGTCGGTAAAATCAGTAATGAGAACATTACCCATAGGGTTGTCGGGTGTAGGCATATGACAGCTCGCACCTTCAACTGATCCACCGTAACTCTCCTTAACCATCCTAGACTTATAAAGAACATACACAACACCTAATACGGTCAGACCCAAAACGAATACACGTGGGTCACGTCGAATAACATAAAGTATAGTGCACACATAAATGATAAAACGAGAAGCAGCATTTACCCTGTCTTCTGGAGTTTGCTCACCTGTGGGCCAAAATTGGGTTACCTGGTCAGCATCAAAAAGCTGCTTAGGATCATCGAACCAAGCTTTCATTTAATATATGTATAGGTTTATTTTTTTGGAAGACCATTCAACATGCTACCCATCATTTTCATAAGGGCCGCTTGGTCCAACTCCCCGTCACCACTTTGGATGTTATTCGCTACACCCTTGGCGATATTCTCAATTTGAGAAAGGGTGTCCGCTGGAAGAGCAGTGATGGTAGTACCAAGCATGTAGAGAGTCTGGAGGTACTGCCAAGTAGCACCCTTTGTATTAGGGGACATCCTAGTCCAGTAACTCTTAATATCAAGTTCCTTCAAAAACTCGATGTTCTCAATCTCATTGAGAAGAAATGTCTCATCCTTTGCAGAAATCTTATCGGCATATGGAGAAACACCCTTCATGTATGCATCTACAACTAGACGGGGGTTGGTTGACTTGAGTAGGTCAAACGAAGTTAACATTTTCTTGATTCCTTTTTCCTCTGGAAAAGTCTTGTGCAATTCCACAAGAAATTGACTCATCATATCATTGAAAGCAGAGACAGACGCCATTTTCTTATTATATCGGTTTAATCTTTAAGTTTAGAAAGGCTCTGTAGAAATAGCCTCTTTTTTACCTAAACCACCTGAGATTATGAAAAACACTAAAATCGCATTGAGTACAGCGGGTTTTGTATATTTGTTAAGCTCAAGCTTACCTTCATTATTGATATACGCTTTGAGATGAATATAACCAGCAGTTAAACCGGCTGCAATTAGAGCGGCACTCACTGGGTCGCGTAAATGATCGGAGAGTTCCATTTAATTATAACGGGGATTTTTTGTGCGCTGCTCTGGTGCATCACCAAAAAAGACATTATCATCGGGCTCCTGCTGAGGTTGGGGTTGGGGCTCCGCAAACGATTCTTCACCACCCATTGGTTGGGCCATTGGTTCAGAAACTGGCTCTGGGGCTTCGGGTGCGTGTACACCATGGACTGTTTTGAATTCATTTTCAAGTCCAGTGGGTGTGGGGTCATCTAGGGGTTCGGGCTCCATCATTTCAGGTTCGAGTCCCTCCATTGGCTGAGGCTCCATCTCCTCCATCTGTTCATCAAGAACATCTGGGTCGGCACTGTCGTGGATGTCACCGTCAAGTGATATATCACGCGTTTCTTGTGACATATACGTTTGAAGAATTTGTTGCACCGGAATTAACTCCTTTACGGTATTCTCGATGCATAAGGAGAAGCGGATCCTAAGATTTTCGTCACGAGCATACTCACTCTGTTCGTCGTGGAAGATGTAGGGGTCTCGGTACAGGTCCTTCGCGATGTTATTGTAACAGGTTTGAATAAAAACTTCTTCAGTTGGGAGCTTTAAAGAAATCTTCTTGTTATCAGCCTTAAGGCGAACCGCAGAGAGAATCTTTGTACAGGCAACAAAGACAGCCGCTAAAAGATCACCAAACCAAGTACACCTATCAGTTATGTTATCCGTGTGTCGCTTAGACATGGCATTAGACCAGTTTGGAACCTCCTTTAAATGTTTCTGAAACATGATAAGAACCTGCTTTCCCTTTGAGGTTTTCATTGCCTCGATGTACATATCCTGAAAAACTTCAATCATAGGTGGAATCATAATAAGGCACATCTGTCCAAGATATTCCTTTTTAGCTTCACATAGAACATTAAGGTTTTCAGCCATTTTATATTAACTACACAAAAATAAACTTTAAGTCTCACGCGCACGTTCCATAATTTTTTTACAAAAATAGATTAGTTCTTCTGTGTTCATGTTATTTTTCATTGCATTTACTCTATTACAAACGAATTGTAGGTTATCTTTTGTATACCCTTTGCTACTGTCAATCCTATCTGGAGAAAGATTATATGGGTATTTGACTGATGAATAAAAGTCTTTGTTTTCATTTGAACTGTATTCCCATGTCATTGTTATTCCCGTTAATGCACATATTCCATTTTGTTTTTCATATTGAGTAATCCAGTCTTCGATTGAAATATCAAACTGAATTCTGTTGTTTTTATTACATCGTTTTTTTGCATCTGCTCTTTTTTGTATTAAAAAATTATTGATATCTTTCATGAAAATACATCTATTAACTCGTGTACATGATTTACACAAAGTAGTCAAACCAGTCGTATCTTTATTACATACCGAGAATTCTGTATAAGATTTAGTCTCATGACAGTGAAAGCATTTCTTTTCAGTAACATTGACCGGGTAATTAAGTTTTTGTCTATAAAGTTTCGCATACTCATTCATACACGATTTACACCAAGAAGTTCTCTTTGAGATATCATTCTTATTTTTCGGTTTGAACATATCAATGGGTTGCGTCGTTTCGCATTTAGTACACTTTTTTTGAAGCATCCTGATGTTAATATTTTCATTGCAATTAATTCTATAATTTCTACGCACCTCTCCTGTATTGATTTGCCATCTTCTTGAGATTCATGAGATTTGGGAAATCACCCTCTTCAACCTCTTCTTTCTTTACTTTACTCTTCTTGGGTACAATCCAACATATATATAGGTCTTGATCACTTAAAAGTCTTACAGTAAAACCACCAAGTTCGAATTGCCTGGCTACATATTTTGCTGCAAGTCTTCTATCAAAGACTGGATAACCAATTAAAAATGCTGGTACAGTGAGAAAAATCTGCTTATGTCCAAGTTCTACAGCTTGTTTAATCTTTGAAGAAAACTGTTCGTAAATCTTCTTGTAGATTTCTTTCCTGATCTGTTTTCTTTTTTCATCAATTTTAGTCACGTCATTGATGCTTAACATTACAATTACTGTAATTTATTTTTAGCGGATTCCAACTCACTTTGATTAGGGACGGCCGCTTCCTTAACAAGTTCATATTGAACGAATTCCTTACCAGCAGAACTCTCTGTGAAAGCACGCACATCACCTGGGGCTTCAACACCAATGGGTTGTGTTCGAAGAGAAATTATACGAGATTTACCATTTTTAACCTCGAAAGACGCAACAACGGAGAAACCAAATGAAAATCCACCCTTCTTCATAACCATGAACATGAGTTCGTATATTTCATCACCCTCCTTCCTGTAAGCCTTGACTGCAGTAGTTTCGATGATGTAGGTGCAGACACCTGTACGCTTGGAGATCTCATTATTAGCCTTCAATACGAAATCCTCCATTGCATCATTTTTGAGACTCACCTCAAATTCTTCAAACCCATCAAGGTTTGGTCTGGGGTCATTCAACTTTACTGGAGAAACGGGCTTGGTGTAGCCTGAGAGACCGAATGTTTCTGTAAACATTTCCATGTTGGTTGTGAGTAGGATAACAATCAGGATGAGAATAAATACTAACAAGTAATTCATCTTTACTAATATGCGTTAATTTTTTTTTAGAAAATACCGTATAGATAATAGATGTCACTCCTGATATATAGCCCAAGATGTAAACACTCTATGGATGTTATAGAATATATCAACAAACATCAACAGTTGAAACAACTTGTAAATTACCACAATGTCAACACACAGGGTATACCACCAAATTACAGAAATAAGATCAACCGTGTTCCAACCATGCTGACAAAAAATGGTAAAATTCTGGTTGGTACTGAAATAAAAAACTGGTTAGACTCACTCCTACCAGCTAAAGAAATTTCACAAGGTTCCATTGGTGCATTTGGATGCTCAATGACATCCCTTGATGGGGATACACCCAACTCAGATTTATTCTCCCTGAATGATTATGGTCAGTCTCTTCAACCAGCTATGACGAAGGAGTTAGAAGAAAAAATCAGTAGAGAAGTATCTAAAGGTGTTGCCTATACAGATTTAAATCAGTCGAACTAATTTAAAGATCTAACGCAGATGTTTTAGTAGATATGAAATTAGTTACTATCCAGGCTTCGGCCGTTAAGTCTATATTTGAAGTACTAAAAGACATTCTAAATGATGTAAATGTATACTTTAAACCGGATGGTGTCTATATTGTCACTTTAGATACAGCCCGGACATCTCTTATAGATATATATCTAGCTGCGGATAACTTTGAAGAATATAGCTGCGATCAAGAAGAGGTCATAGCCGGTATTAACATCTCGAATACTTTCAAACTTTTGAAGACAATAACAAATAATGATGTTCTTACAATGGAAATCAAATCAAAAGAATATATGAATTTGGAAATCTCAAGTGAAGCGAAAAAAAGTCATACAAAATTTGAACTCAAACTTCTCGATATTAATGAAAGTCGTATCGAAGTTCCAGAAATCGAGATGACCACTATAACAACTTTACCATCAACTGATTTTCAGAGACTGTGCCGTGATATGTCTAATCTTGGTACCGATATTGAAATCACACGAGAGGGTAAAACAATAAATTTCAAATGTGAAGGTGATTTTGCGAACCAAGAGACATCAATTGAATGTTTGGATGAAAGTCAAAGAATCACTGGTATGTACAGTCTAAAATACCTGAATATCTTTACAAAGGCGACGAGTATGTGTGCGTCTGTGCAAATTATACAGGAAAC